ATAAAACATCTTATAAACTAGTTACTTACTAATAGAGTCTCTTACCTATGTGTAGTAATTACATACAAATAAAAACACCGCGTGCGCTATGCATACGGTGTCTTGTTTAATTGTGGTTTGGAAAGCACTGCTCAATTACCCGCTTCCAAATGTATCACAATTAATTATTGCTCCGAGATACAGTCACCAACTGCCTGGATTCACCGTTTGTCTATATATACTCGGTTATATATAGCGGTGCTGGTGGTGAGTCAGATTTCACCAAACTATCGTCTGGTTCACTATTAGTATAGCAAATAACCTCTGTTAATGCAACTAAAAAGCCCACTCGGAACGTATCAAGAGTGGGTGCTACATTATTATAATAACACAATAAGAAAAAGCCTTTGTAAGTCAAAAGGGGGTATGAAATACGCGGGCTTTTCTTATGTTTTATACTCTAGTGGAGTGAACTGTGGTACGACTCACAGTACCCCTGTAGTATATACAATGTTTGGAAACTTGTCAACAATTTTTTCCCATTACCCGACCTTTATACTCTTGAAGTACCAGTTAGGTTAGATAAGGTAGTTAGTAGTAGCACATGTTGGGACTCTTACCCCCCAAATGTCATACACTCCGTCTTATGAGCTAGCAAGAGACCAGGTCGTCAGGTCGGCGGACGTTGCCTGGGTTTTGTCAGCTCACAATATACATCTTTGTTGTTCTGGTGAGATTGTACAACTCACCCACTAACACCTATTTGTAAAACGAACACTCCTTAATTAAACAAAACTATTGCTCACTAATCAAGCGGATTTTTTTAATTTCCTGTGGATAAACTGGTACCTTAAATTCTTTATTAAGCAGATGTGGGAATGATGGCTGTTGTTTCTCTAGTGGACGGAAGCGCGCGCGTTCTTGTAAGTGCTCATTTTCCCTTGCTGGTACATATTTGTATTTCATTTTTTAACTTTCTCTGTTATTTTTAGAGTAAAATCAATACCTCTAAACATAAAATAGCAACTAACGTGGAGAAAATAAATGGCGGATACAGAAAAAGATACTGTAGTAGAAGAAATCAAAGAAAATACAGGTGTTACACTAACAAAAGAGCAGTTTGATGCGTTAATGAATCGCATTAACAAACTGGAAAATGAAAAAGTCACACAACCAGTTGCACAAGGACCAGTTGTAACCGCGTCTGGCGTTGTAGGAACAAAAGAAAAGTACCCAGTAAACAAATCATTATACGAAGACCCAAGAGAGCGCTTATATGACGAAAAAAGGCTCTCTCGTTTTAATTTACGGGAAAACTACACACTTTACTGGCATATAGACATTTCTCGTTATCAGACAGCTCAAGGACTTTGGTTCCAAGAACCACGCTTTGAGTTAGAACTGCGCCGAAAAGACCTTGATGAAGACGGAAATTCTAAAGGTGAATTTGTTATACAGAAGTTTGTTGGGCATGAAGACTATGATGCTGCTGTAGACATTGCACAGGCGCTTGGCATTGAAGTAGACCCAGATTTCTCTAAACAATTTATTGATGAGATGCGTTACCATCAAATGCGTTTGTGGCTTGAAGAACTTTTCTTCCCACCAAAAGAGATTAAATCTCAGAATACTGGCAAACATGAACGAGTTGTTGGTGGAAAAGTAGTTACATTCTACGAAAATCCAAAAGAATTAAACCGAGACATTTCAGGAGTATAGGTGGACTACAGGCCACACAAGAAACAGGCGCTGGCACATGTCGCCTTTCTAACGGGTGGCTTTAAACGTGGTGTGCTACTTATGGGTCGCCAGTCGGGTAAGACCTACTTTGCGGTTAATCACGCATGGATTAGCGCTATTAAAGACCAAGGACGCTACTTTATCGTTTTTAAAACATATAAGCAGGCACATGAAGTCGTGTGGCGGCAATACGTACCACTTATACCAAAAGAGTTGGTGTATCATACTAATGAACAAGACCTCCTTATAGAGCTAAACTATGTCGAGAATGCACCATTCATTCTCCCAGACGGTACAGAAATTATTATTAACCACGACACGCGTAAGCCACGGAGTACTATTCAGTTACTTGGTAGTGACCAAGCTGATAGTCACCGTGGTTTTCGTGCCAATGGGATTATTTTTGACGAATACGGAGACCAAGATGGTGATAACTTTGGTACAGTATATGAACCGATGTTTTCTACGACAAACGGTTGGGCACTCTTTATGGGCACACCACGTGGCTTTAACCATTTCTATGACCTTATACAATATGCTAAAGACGCTGATGACTGGTTCTACCAAGAAGCTACTTGGCGCGACTCTCCATATATCACCAAAGAGTTTATGGAAAACGTAAGAAAAGATGCCGAACGGCAGGGAAAGTTGAGTGGATTTATGCAGGAATATGAACTTGAATTTAGAAGCGTGCAAGGTGCCGTCTATCCTGACTTTAAGCGTGATATACATGTTATATCTCCGTCTGATATACCACAGGAACTTACATATTACGGCGCTATCGACTTTGGCTGGCACACGACTGCGTTTCTACTATGGGGTGTAGATAAAGACCAAAACTGGTACTTGGTAGATGAAGTCTATGGCAGACAAGAAACACTCGATGCAGTTATACCACGAATTAAAAACGTTATAGGTGACAAGCGCTTAGTACTACTGGTTGCTGATTCAGCAAACCGTGATGCAATCGAAGTTATGGCGCGTGATTTTCCAGTAGCAGGAGTTAATAAGGCTAATGATACAACTGGCTACTCGTTAGGCATTGGTCTTATAACTGAAAAACTAAAGCCACGTATGCAATTAGTCGGACCACCAAAACCAACACTATTTGTTGGCAGCAACTGCAAGAACTTTATATTTGAAGTAGAATCGTACAAATACCCAGAAGAAAAGAAAGACCGAAATCCAAGCGAAATACCAGTAAAAGAGAACGACCACGGACCAGACGCGGCGCGCTACTTGTTCTTACACCTAAAATTTGGTATAGCTAAAGATGAAAAACTACCAGAACCAAGCATTAAATTTAACGAATTTGGTATGCCACTATGAATATTCCACATTACATACGAGACATTCAATCATTTACAAACGAAATTCCGTATGGAGAATTACAAGTTAATATTAAACGAGTAAATAAAAAGACAGTATCAGTAACTACACAAAGTAAAGAAACGCTCAGATACACGTCTACGGAAGAAGCGTTTAATGATTTATCTGATATTTTAAGCACGCTTGTAGAAACTGGATATACGGGTAAAGCTACGGTACAATTAGATTATAAGGACGGTGAAGTCCGCTTTATTGGAATTCACAACGAAAAAGAAAAGAAATACTAAAATGAGCAAACAATACGAGCAAAAAGAAGATTATCAATTAGATTTAGACAACCACGATAGTTACATTGTAGATTTTGACTCTTTCGAAGCAATGCTAATGGGTCAAGTATTCGATACTGTATCTAAAAGCGTCAATAAAAGTAGCATTACTGATTCATATGCAGCAACGCTTGCTATAGAACGAGCAGCGCGTGTGATGGCAAAACTTCCAGAGGGAGTACTACAACCAGCGTTTAAAGCAGACGCTGGCAAAGCAGCTTTCTTAGACATTCTTAGACAAAAATATATTTATACTGGTGCTAACTCACAGCGTCCGTTTCCACAAAAGCTTCGTTTATGGCAGCTTTACTCAAGTGTCTATGGCTATATGCCAATGTTCTATGACTGGAATGTGTCACCATCTGGTTATGTTGGTCCTGATTGTTGGCTGTGGAGTCCACGTAACTTTATACCACAAGCAGGTCGTGTATCTATTGAAGATATGGATTATTGTCACGCAATTGCCTATGTTAGCAAAAAGACTATTGAGTCATGGCTAAAAGATAAAGAGGGCGGTTGGGACACAAAGGCGCTTAAAGAACTGCTAGAAAAAGTAGAAAAGCAAAATAGCCAAGATGACAAACGTGATACTAAAGTACAAAGAGATAGAAATAATAGCGATATACAAAAAGGTATTTGTATTGCTACACGATATGAGAATGGCATAGATGGTCACTGGGTAGTATTCGCTCCAGAACACGGTTTTTTACAATTACGAGACATTGAAAACCCACACAAGAATGGGCGTATTCCATTTGTTATTAAATACTCGCAACCATTATTCGATTCATTCTATGGTATGGGTGACTTTCAGCGTGCACGTCCACTACAGGCAGCGCGTGATGGTTTAACCAATTTCTACTTCAAGGGTATCCAAATGAATCTCTTGCCACCACTGGTCGTTAATGCCAATGGGGTAATGAAACATACGGCTGATTATCGAGCAGGTGGCGTTATTATGGAAACCATTCCAAATAGCGTCCGTAGGCTTGAAACATCAACGGCAGGTCTTTCTACCTACCAAGCGGCACAAAGTCAGCTCACAGGCTCTCTATTGAGCTTATACGGCACACAGAACGCCTCGCTACCTGGTGCAGAAGCACTT